ATCAACAGGGGAAACTCTAGGAGCAAACATGGCGGCAGCTGCAATCATTGCTTTACAGAATCAAGCACAGAAACCAAATGAAGATTACATGGGTGATGTTGTATCAAGTGTTAAGCGCGAAGGTGAGATATGGGAGCAATTCCTTAAGTGTTTCTATAACTTCCCTAGAACTATTAAGACTCAGGACAAAGATGATAAAGATGTTTATAAATCTTTCAATGGTTCAGATGGTAGAGGGATAGAGTTTGATTTAATCGTAGACGTTGGCCCAGCTTCAACTTATTCAGAATCACTACAAGTATCAGTTCTTGACAACTACGCAGACAGAGGTTGGATAGATAAGTATCAACATGCTAAATACATGCCTAAGAACACGTTATCACAGGCTTTAAGGGATGATTTAGAGAAAGAATTTGATGATATGAAAGAGCAAGAAGAAATGAACGGTCAAGCCGATGAACTATTAAAACAATTGACACCAGAAGAGAGACAAGCGGTAGAAGCTGACCCTACCTTATTAGATGGTTTAGAGTAATAGCAAAATATTTTGCACTAAACAAATAATAGTAGTATAATGTAGTTATAAGGTGTGACGAACTAAAAACGATAAATTTAAAGCGAATCGCAGATACGGTGAAGCACCTTAGAATAGATACCCAAAAGGAGGTACAATGAAAGAGTTAAGATGTTCGTGTAACAAATTATTAGGCAAGACTTCAACTCAACCTATAAAAGGAGTTGTAGAAAAGTTAGAAGAAAACAACGTTAAATCACCTCATTACATAAGAATGTGGTGTACTAGATGTAAGAAAGAAGTAGAGTTTAAAATATAACTAAATAACAGAGTGCCTAAGAGCGCCATTACTTAACCGTAGTGGTGCTTTTTATATATACCCTAAGAGGTAAGGAGAACAACATGGAAAATGAAACTATTGATAACGCAGTAGCAGAAGAGGTCGTGGCTCTTCAAGAACCCGAGGTAACTGAATCAACTGAAAGCGTAGAGACAGAAGTCGCACCTGTCACAGAAGAAGAGGTAGCAACGGAACAATCGCCAGAGGAAAATTCCAAGTTTAAAGAGTTGAGAATAAAATATGAGAATGAAAAGCAAGAAGCAATCGACAAAGAATATTCTCAAATGTATGGTGACTCACATGGAATACATACTAAGGCTGATTATGAAAAGGCAGTAGCGAAGCAGAAAGAAGCTGACTTGCTAGAAAGTTTAAAATACGGAGAAGTAGACCCTAACGAAGTTTATAACAAGCTAAAGGAAAATGATCCCGACTTTCAAAGAATGAAGCAACACGAATCTGAAACTCTTATTAAAAGCCAATTAGATGAACTCAACAACGAACTCAAAGGGTTAGACATTGATACTATTAATTCTATTGATGAATTAGCAGCGTTACCTAACTCAGATAAAGTAATTAAGTATGTAGAGAAAGGTAATACACTCTCAGAAGCCTACTTTTTAGCAAACAAACAATCAATTATTCAAAATGATAGAAACAAAATACAGCAAAACACAATAAAGCAGATAGAAGCTAACGGACAATCTAGTCCAGGGGCATTATCTGACACAGGAGATACAGCAGCATTCTTTACGGAGGAGCAAGTGGCTAATATGTCGGATGCGGAGACGTACAAGAACCTGGATCTCATTCATAAGTCCATGAAAACATGGAAATAAGGGAGAAAAAATATGAGTACAAAGAATTTTGCACCTAAAGTATGGGCAGCAACTATTTTAAGAACATTGGAATCTAAATTAGTAGCAAAGAAAATTGCTAACACAGAATACACAGGCGAAATTAAGAAGATGGGTGATGCAGTTTATTTTAATGGATTAGCAGATCCAACTATTTCAAGTTACACAGGCGCTACTATCAGTTATGAAGCGTTACAAGATTCAAGAATCACATTACTAGTAGATACTGCTGATATGTTTGCATTTAAAGTTGGAGATATTGAAGCAGCACAAGCAAGTATGGACACTAAAGGCTCACAAGCACAGAGATCGGCTTATAAATTGGCTCAGTCATGTGATACAAGTATCATGGGTGAATATGTTAATGCTGGTAAAACTGTTACAGCAGCTACAATTACAAGTGCTAACGTGTTATCTTTTATCGCTGCATTTGAACAAAAGTTAGCTGAATCAGATGTAGATAGTTCTGATATGTGGATGGTAATTCCTCCATGGATTCAAACTAAACTTAAACTAGCTGGTATCAAGTTTTCTATCAATGAAGGACTTAAAGGTAAAGGCGGTATGATGTGGACTAATGAACTTGGATTTGACATTTATGTTACTAATCAAGTTATCAATACTGGTACGACTGCAGTTCCTATTTCTCATATTATGGCTGGTTCTGGAATGGCGCTTGCTTTTGCAGATCAAATCAATGAGACTGAAACACTAAGAGCGATTGATACATTTGATGATTTAGTGCGTGGACTACACAACTATGGTCACAAAGTAATTAAGCCTTTAGAATTAGTTCATGGAGCAGCTACTTACGGAGCGGAAACTACAATTTAATTAAATATACCTTAGGAGGTAAATGATATGGCTACAGCAATTACTAATATTCAAACAGTACTCAACACTGGTACTACTTCAACACCTACAGCGGCAACTTCTGATGTAGCGAACTTGGTAGAAGTCTTTGTATTCACACCAACAAAGTCAAAGTATGTTATTCAAATTGATAATGTGTCAGGCGCTAACGGTTCAGTAACTTACTCTATGGCAATTGGTACACATTGGGCGGCTACAGTTCCATTAACAGGCACAGTACTACAAGGCACTAGCCAAGTATTAGAACTTGATACAGCTAGAGCAGTGGGCGCATTAGGTGCAATGTCATTAACAGTGACACCAGCATCAGGAAAGAAGTTGTTAACAGATCATGCATTGACAATTCAAGGCATCCAATTAGTAGATTAAAACAAAATAGAATAGCAGGGTTTAATAGCCTTGCTATTTTTTTTAGGAGGAATTATGAAATTTAAATATACACCAAAAGAAGCAATAGTGCAGAACATTAAAAACAAATTAAGTGGTAATATCACTCGTCATGTAGTATGTGTATTTGACAATAATGGAGAGTTTGAAACAGAGGACGAGAAAGTTATATGGATATTACAAAATAAATTACCTGGTTGCACGTGGGATAGTATGGACGAAGTAAAGGCAGAGGATGTAAAAGATATTCTGTCAGATGACGATTTAAGACAACTAGCAAAAGAAAAAGGCGTTAGAAACTGGCACAATAAGAAGATAGAGAATATTAAGAAAGAATTGGAGGTGTAGATATGACTAACGAAGGTGAAGCTAGAGTACTAAAGGCAATTAACAACCAAGCACACGCATATATAACTATAGGCGAAGAACTAAACGAGACTTTAAATGGTAATAGGTTCGTAGCGCAAATGTTAACTACTTTAGCAACTGGTGCAAGTATGGATATAGGAATTGAAATACCATCTACTCGCGATATTAGATTGACTGGTATAGGTGTAGGGTGTGATCTTAACTTTGCAAAAGGATTATTATATGAAGATGTTACCTTTACTGGAAGTACTGAAATAGATGTAATTAATAGTAATCGACAAGCTGAATTAGAACATGTGTCGGGTATAAAAGTATATTCAGCGTTTTTAGTACCTTCTACTATTACTACAGAAAAGATAATTGATATAATCGCTACACTTGGAGGGAGTACCACTAGAGTAACAAGTATAGGCGGTTCTGATAGTGGACAAGGTTTCTTCTTGCTAAAACGTTCAACAAAGTACTTGTTAAGAATATCTAATGAAGATGGGGTAACAGCTAATATACTGTTAAGGATACCATTTATAGAAACAGATCTTACAGATTAGGAGGTTCACATGAGTAATACAAAACTAGATGCACAAACTCTATTCTTGCAGATCATTGATGAAGCTACCAAGAAAGGGGCAGACATTGCCCCATCAAAGAACGCTGATTATCGTAGCAAGTTTAGTTATTTTTTAGATAAAGCACAAAAGTATGTAGCTGGAATTATCAAGATACCAGCAGTATTCCAAGTAACACAGAATCCTATAGTCAATATGTTAGGACTTTTAAGAGGTTTTGAATTGATACAAGTGTTACCTGGCACACCTGAGACATATACGTTTGTAGGATGTAAGTCCGCATACTTTGAAATGGATAACATAGGCACATGTACTATCAGTGTTAACGGAACACTAGTACAAACCATTTCTAATACGGTACAAGGAACGTTTACAGCTTATCAGGTACTAACTACAGCAACTAGTACAGATACCGTTGTAATCGAATTTAGCGGGTTATATCCATACAACATAAGAAACACAGGGTTTTATGAATATACATTCCCAACTACAGCAGACGTACCAGTTTACACACCTTATGTAAGTTATGATATGCCCACAAACTTTTTAGAGTTTGATTCAGTTATATTAAAGTCAGACCCTAGAATATATATGGCTTATGTATCGCATAAGTGGGAAAACAATAAAAAAATCATACTCAATTATTATGATAAAGGTTCGTTTGATATACATTACTTCAAATATCCAGCTACTATTCTACCTGATGCAGACGATTCTACAGTATTAGAGATAGAAGATAAAGCATTTGAAGCGGTAGTTATGCAATGTGCAGTAATGGCAATAGCAGCAGACAATCCAGCGTTATCAAGTTGGATTAGATCATTGTATATAGAGAAGATACAAAACATTACACAAGTTGAACAAGCTATATTTAATTCAGTTCAAACAGTGTATTCAGCATATTAGGAGGTTATTATGGCTTATATAGCACCAAGAATTACACAGCCTACAATACCAAAGCTTCAATTTTGGCCATCTAAAGAGTTTAAACTTGATGGTGGCCTTGATTTGGCTAACATAGAGTTTGAATTACCAGAGGACAAGACGTCTGACTGCCTTAATATGTGGTATAAAGATGGAATCCTTGATAAAAGGTGGGGTCAAGACTTCATAAAGACAGATGAATTACCTGAGGTTACTGGTCATTCAATGTATAAATTCATATATAAAGGGTTTATAATCAAGCATACTGGTACAAAACTATACAAGCAAGACCCATCAACAGGCATAATCACAGAAATATTCACAGGGTTAAACGATGCAGAGTCAAGATTATTCAAATATAATGGTAACATTTACCTTAAACAAGTTGGTAATTACGTTCAATGGGATGGTACAACTGCTACAGATGTAGTTCCATACGGGCCAACTGTAATAATCAACAGATTACCCGCTGGTGGTGGAGATTTAAATGAAGGATATAACAGATTAGGTGCTGAAATTGTCAATAGTTTTAATGGTGATGGTGTATCGACTGTATATATATTCACTGATTTGGATTTAGATGTAACAACAACTACTATAGATATAAGTGGAGTTGCTAAAGTTGAGGGAGTGGATTACACAGTTAATCGTACTACTGGTGTATTCACATTTACAGTCGCACCAGCTAGTGGCACTAATAACGTACTAATAACAGCTTATAAGACTACTCAGGACGATATAGACAGTATTCTTAACTGTTTAGCTGTAGTTCCGTTTGGTGGTCAAAATGATAATAGATTGTTCTTTGGTAATAATGGTACAGGGTATTACTTTTGGACTGGTATTTCATCACTAGGAGTAGATCC